TCAATCAGGTATTTGGCCAACCAAATGAATCAATGAAGTGGTCAATCATGTTTGAGAAAGATAGCGACTGGTTGGCATTACACAAATGGATTCTACAAATGATTAGTGAAGATCAAGTTAGATGTGCCCCGAAAGACAAAGTGACTACTCATTGGCTAAAACCATCAACTATTAAAGGTGGTTATGAGAAATTACTGATGGTGCCACTTTCAGGTTCAGATTATATAGCCGTTGAATCAGTAAGGCCCTACGGTTACAGTTACAAGATTCCAAAGTGTCAACAAGGAGCACTTGTTTACGTTGCTTCAAGATATGGTCAAGGCTGGAATGAAAAAACTATTCACGTTCCTTCCACTACGCCAAAGAAGAAATGTCCTGGACAAAGTATTTCTGAAAAGGGAGCACTTATAAAAGGCGACAGCGTTAGTTATGGTGGTGTCAAGATAACTGTTGTTGAAGCAGGAGACTTTGGAGATGTAATAAAAATAGAACCAGGTAATTAAAAACAATGGCGTGTAACTCAGTTGGCAGAGTGCGAAACTGTTAATTTCGAAGTCGTAGGATCGAGACCTACCACGCCAGCCAAAGGGAGTATAGCCAAGTAGGTTAAGGCACCGAACTCATAATTCGGCTATCACAGGTTCAAGTCCTGTTACTCCCACGCCTCGATAGCACAGTGGCAGTGCGTCCGCCTTGTAAGCGGAAGGTCCTCAGTTCAATCCTGAGTCGAGGCTCGCAACACTAACAGAATAGGAAAGCAATTGATAATTGAATTAGAACCATGGGAATATGAACACGCCTATATGGTAGGTATGCGAAGATATACAGAAAATTGGAATAAGGTAGATGCTTCATACTACAATAGATCTAGTATGGAAGAAGATAGAAACGCTCAACCAGCATCAGCAATTTGTGAACTAGCAGTTGCTAAATATACAAACCAGTATTGGCATGCCTCAGTTTGGGACGGTAGAAAGCATAAGAAGTATAAAGATATGCCAGACGTAGGAACAAACATAGAAGTAAGAAGAGTAAGAACACAGTCTGGTCCAGCAGTGCGTGAAAAAGATCTTAATCGTGGTTTAATTATTTGGGGTGCAGAACTATCAGACTCAGAATATAGAACAGTTAATTTGTTGGGTTGGATAGAGGCTGAAAAAGGATATGAAATTGGTATTGATAGAAGTGGGTACAAGGTTATACCAAAAGAATTATTAAATAAAGATTGGTCAGAAGAAGAGTGAGTAAAGAAATACTTGATCCACTAAGTTTAGATTTTAACATCTGGTATAAATCTAAATCTGAATCTTTCTTGTATATAAATGAAAGATCTAGGGTTACTTCAAGATGGCTTTCTTATCAAGAAGGAATTAAAGATCAGTATACTGACAGTATTATAAAACCAATAAATTTATATGCTAGTAAACTATATCCAAAACCTAAACTATTAAGTATTAAAGGTAGTGAAGTAACGCTGCAACAAACAAATCATGCTGAAATATTTTTACTTCAAAAGGAAGATGGTTTGTATAGTTTAGATAGACCATGGATTAGACAGTACTACTTATCAGATCAAGAGCCTCCTGAGTTGCCCAAAGATTGTTTTACTGATGTTTTTAGATTTTATATGCCATGGCTTATTGATGAAGAAATTAAGGCTTTTATAGAGCAGCCAGAGGATTCTCCTTTTGTTATATATCCAAAAGTTATGAATTTTAAAAAAATACCTAAAGGTACAACAATGATTGAGACTGACTTTGTATACTTTCATTTTAAAGATAAAGGCAACCATATGGTTGACAATGAATTTGGTAAAATACCAAGGTATGCCCCAATGTATAACCTTAGATTTCAAGCAAGTGATATAATGATAGAGAGAGTAAGGAAGATGTATGAATAAAGTTCAGTTTTATCCTTTTAACGATAAGACAGCAATGTTTGCACCACAACCAGAACCAGCATCAAAATTTATTCCAGAGTGGTATAGACAACAACCAGGTTTTATAGGTGATGAATATAAAGATTTTATTTCTAAAGGTGGTAGTAGCGGAACCATAAAAAGATGTATGCCAATTTTTGATTTAATGACTGCTGGATACATTATTAAGTTTCCTATGGACGTGTACGTAGATGCTACCAACCCAGAAAAAATAACATGGAGTGTTCCTAATGAACTTAAATTTGTTGGTAATGACATGGTTGCAACACACACAGCAGAACAAATATCTAATTATCCTGTTGACGATAACGTGTATCATAAACAAATTTTTAGAATTTTACCATTTTGGTCTATCATGACACCAAAAGGATATAGTACTATATTTACTCATCCATTTCATCAAGATGCAGTTCCATTTAAAGCGTTTGAAGCATTTGTTGATACAGATAGGTTTGCATCAGATGGACACTTTTCTATGTATATTAAAAAAGATTTTAAGGGTATTATAAAGCAGGGTACGCCATTGATCCAGGCCATACCAGTCAAAAGAGAATCATGGGAATCAGAGTGTGTGGCATACTCAATCGGTAAAGATGAGATAGAAAAACAAAGACTAATGGTTAGAAGTAGTTTTAGAAATTCTTATAAAGAAAAGTTTAGACAAAAAAAAGAATATAAGTAATGAACGAACCGCTAAAAATATCTTTTACACCAGGTGGTGGAACTAACTATGAAGGTTTGTACACACCTCCAGAGCCTGCAATTAAACATGTTCCAGAGTGGTACAAAAGTTTAGCCAGACATGAAGTGTGGAATGATGACAAGTTTTTAAATCCAGTTAATAACATTGGTGGAGATGGTGCTAGAGTTGCAACAAAAATGTGTATGCCTTTTCTTGATTCTTTAACTGCTGGATATTTTTATTTATTAGAACATGATCTATTGGTAGAGTTAGACAAAAATGGAAAACCAAAATTATCTTGGGATAGTGAAGTTATGATTGTTGACAAAAGACCAACAATTGATTTGCCAGTACCAGATAACTGTCATCCAATACATTATGGATGGAGAATGAACTGGTATTACGAAACACCTCCAGGCTATTCTGTTTTAATTACTCATCCTATGAATAGACATGATTTACCATTTTATACTATGTCTGGTATTGTTGAATCTGATATTTGGGGCTTACCAGTATTTACGGCTTTCTTTTTAAAGAAAGGTTTTCAAGGAATAATAAAAAAGGGAACTCCAATATTTCAAATCTTGCCATTTAAAAGAGATAACTGGGAATTAGAGGTAGATGCAAGTATAAAAAAAATAGATGATCATGAGTTTAAGGCAGAGAATAGAAGGTCAATGTTGTATGGGTATTATAAAAAAACAGCATGGCGTAAAAAAATATTTGGCATTAAGGGAAAAGAAAATCAAGATGAGCAAGACTGATCTTCCAAATCCAATTGATGTAGTAATATATTCATATAAAAATAAAATGTTAAAGGAAGTTGTAGAAAATTTATTAGAAAAGTCATCTAAAAAAAATGCAATATATTTACATATCTTTGATCAACATACCCTTACAAGGCAAGATTATTTTGATAAGATAGAGAATTGTGGTTATCAGCATATACTTTGGGATAGTATTCTTGGCCCATGTTTTTACAAAAATCAATTATTAGAACAGTCTAAGTTTACATATACTATGTTTATGTCTGATAATATATTTTTAAAAGATAATTGGGATGAAGAACTTATTAATGCTTTGCCAAACTCTGGGTCGATAATATCTATTAAAAATAAAAATAAATTAAAACAAGATGGAATATTTTATTTTAAAAAAGAAGAAGAGGTAGTGGATAAGTTTACTAGTAGTAAGTTTGTTGGCAGAGATCTTATATTTGGACATACCGAAACGTTACGCAACATTGGATACCCCTCATATTTAAAATACTATGGAGAGGAAGAAGTCCTGTCTTTAATGTATCACGCTAATAATATAAAAGTATTCTGTTGTCCAGATAATTTTTATAAAAAGGAAGGGCTGAATAACCTTGAAACGCTTTATACAGTTTTTTCTAAATATCACAATTACAATCAAATGATTAAGTTAATTAAAAATGAAAAAAATGATTATATAGATATAGGTCTTCCCCTCATGTCTCCTATTTCAGATTTTTATAACATCAATGGCTTGGATATAGAAAAAACACACCCCCTGCCCTTTGAAATTAACGATGTTTTTTATAACCCAACAGATTCAGAGTTTGACGGTATAGACTCTAAAAGATTTATGACCAAAATAAATTATATTGATTAATGATATAATAGAGAAAAGACAGGAACAGTATGCATAGAATCGCGGTAGTGGATAATTTCATAACCAAGGAAGACGCAGATACCCTAATAAGGGAACAACACAACCCATCAGAAGTTAATCCGTATCCAGAATACTATAGTAAAAGATATGGTGGCACATCATTACCATACAATAAAACGGTCATGGATATTATGATTAAGTATGGCAATAAGTCTAACGAAATACACAGATCCTATAATGGGTTCCTTAATCCAATATATGTGTTTAAAGGTTTTGGATCACATTGGACAAAAGGTACAAGAGGTGGACTACACTTAGATGCACAAGGACCAGAACCATTTATAGAATTTAGTACAATAATTTATTTAAATGAAACTCCAGAATACCAGGGTGGTAAAATATTTTTTCCTAATCAAGATTTTGTATACCAGCCTAAAAAATATTCTGCAGTATTCTTTCCAAGTTCTGGTACAGAATATATTCACGGTATTACTGAAGTAACTGAAGGTCATAGATACACTGCACTATATATGCACACATCACTTCCAGAACATGCAGATCCAGATTTCTTGGGGGAAGATAAGAATCCAACTTGGCAAGCCGTACAGTATCCATTAGAAAGAGAGGCTGCAGAGCGTGACTTCAATAGATCATGAAGTATTAGATTTAGGTTTGGTATATTATAAAAATATTGTAAAAAATA